TAGGTACGTAAAGATGTTGAGCTAATCGATCTGTCTCATATAAGTATATACCAGTCCATGTTTTAAGAGTGTCCTTATAATCAGTTGTACTGATGGTCCTATCCACGTCACCAGCTATGTTTTCACGTCTTCCAGCTGGTGTAATATTGTTATTTAAAATTCCTGTCATATCTGTTCTTTTCTCCGCTTCATCACATCTTCCCACCTGTTCAACTATTTTACTAACCCAAAAAGAATCCTGAACATTATTCAAGGCTTCTTCTAATCTGGCTAAGTCACCGGCTGGTATAGATGTTTGATTATATCCCAAATGCCATTTACATTTTG